CAACTATTCCGATTGTCATTACTTAGCCCATTTACCTCTCGCAACTACTTGTGCCATCACTCCATAGTTTGAGATATCTGAATAACTATCTACCAAACCCTCATTCTCTAAAGAACCATCATCACCTCTCATGATAAGAGTTTTGATTCTCTCTACTTTATCATTAATCCTAAACCAGATACCCATTAAAGATAATCTCTTATCATCATCATTAATCAATGCAGTTCCAACTGCAATGTTTTGTGGGCCATAGTCATATTGTTTCCTCAGAAATAATTCGTATTGGTCTTTTTGAATTCTTTTAAACTCTGAAGTCATCTGTGGATACTTAGTTTCCATGTAGTCTACAACATCGACTTTTGCCTTACTACTATTATTAGGTGTATCCTTAATCACCTTTACCATATTTTTCTCCAATTTGATATATGTTAATATACAACACTTTTACTATATGTGTCAAGCTTTTTTTATATAATCTTATCAATAATTCCATATTCAAGACTTTTCTCTGCACTTAAATATGTATCATTTCTCTGAGTTAGTTCCCAAAACCTCTGGTCTTTATTTGTAACATCACTCATTAATTTATTGATTTCTTTTTGTAAATCTTTTAAGTGGTCAACACCTTTCATAACATCAGTAGTTTTACCTGCCTCAAATGCTGAACCCTCATGAACCATTACGGTTGAATGTTTTGTCATTGTTCTTAAACCAGTTCCACACGCAAGTAATACTGATGCGGCACTCATACAAGTTCCGATACAATGTGTGTTAACTTTGACTGGTAAACCTTTAATATAATCCACTAACCCCAACATTGCATAAACATCACCACCATAAGAAGCAATATTTAAATTAATATCTAAGTGTGGATTAACTCTAACTAAATAATCGAGTTTAACTATTGTTGAATACAATGAATCTATGTCAAACTCATAGTTCATATAAGTGGTGTTGGTTTTTGAATTAACACCCCATTCCATTTCTTTCATATAAAATGATTCTTGATTTTTAAAACTCATTATTTACTCCATATTGTTTTTAATTGTTTCTCATCAACACCATATTTCATTACAATAGTTTCCACTTGTTGCGGTGTTAATATTTCTAAATAATCTTCTACTTCTTTTGAACTACATTCAAAATACTCACACAAATATTCCATAACCCATGTGTTTACTTTCGATTTATGTTTTGACTTTGTGTATTTAAGAAATGTTCTACCCTTTGGTATTATATCAATATAAAACTGATATAAATTCTTAGGTGATAACTCCCAATACTTTTGTATTTCATTTACAACTTGTATCCATTCGGACTTCATACTTAAAAACCTATGCACCATATAATTTGACCAAGTTTTCTTATCTGATTCTGATAAAGAATCCCAATAAGTTGGACTTTGGACATTAGTAATCTGTTTTATGTGGTCAAATAGTGATTTTGTTTTCATAGTGAATAACCTTTTAGATATAAATAAATAGTGATGTTAATGTTTAAAATGTAATTTTTTTCATCTCCTTACATTGAAAACACTCACCACAAATCTCTTCATTTCTACAACACCAAATCTTTTCTCTTACTTCCTCTGGTAACCCATCCCAACACTCTTGTTTTGTAATGTGTTTTATTGGTCTTCTCCATGTGAATTGGTGTGTAGTATAATTATCATTTTCATTAATCGCACTCATAACTTGTTTCATCATTTTTAAATTGATTTCGGCATCTCCACCATCATCATTCTTTACCCAACCAACATCTAAATAATCATACTCTTCTTTAAAACATATTCTCGCACAATCAATCGATGATATAAATACATCTCCTAATGGTAAGGCATATTGAACTGATTGTGTAAACTTAAATGGTCTTATTTTTTGTAAAATTGGATTTATACTTTCTACTGCCTCCAATTGTCTTTTTAACATACCACCATGATTTAATAATTTTACATGATGTGCATGAATTTCATAATCAGTATTTTTCAAATGATGATATAATAAATAAGTAGAATCTAATCCACCACTCCAAGATACTAATACTTTTACCAATTTAATTCCTCACCTTTTGTCCATGTTAATAATGTTGTTCGTTTACCTTTGATTATAGGTGTAACTCTGTGATATAAAAATATTGGAAATACTATTCCAACTCCAACTTCTTGTTTTACTTTGAAAACTTCTCCTTGAAAAAATTCAAAATCACCACCCTCACAATCTAAACTTAATGGTATTGTAACTCCTAACCTACGATTATCATTTAACACATCAGTATGCCAACCAAAACCATCATTGATATTATACTCTTTTATAGAAATATAGTCTACTAAACCTTTATATTGTGTATTGAAATATTTTTTATTAATGATTGATAAATAGGTTTCCATTCTCTCTCTTACCCATGTATCATTGTTTAGAATCTTTGCTGGATAATTACCATAATCCTTTGAGTATTTTTTCTTTTGTTCAACTGCCTCTTTACTATCTTCAGTAATTAATTTAGATGGTAACTCTAATATCTTTTCACACTCTTCCTTTGAGAATATCTTTTGTGTAATAACTAAATCTTTCATTATACAAAACAATCTCCCTCAACCACAACAATTATCGTGTATCTATCAGACTTAGTAAACTCTTGAACTTGATGTGCAGCAAATGCAGGGAATAAAACAATTCTACCCTTTTTAGATGGAACGGTATCTC